CAGCTATCATTAAAATGGATAGTGCTAAGCCTTTTATGAAATCTATTATTTTAGTTTTTGCTTGCTTTCCTGTTTGTTTAAGTTTGTCTGCTAGGTTGGAGAAAAAGTCTGTTATGTTTCCAGCGCCATCCGTTAGATTCGTTATGCTTTTTAATAACTTTACCAAAGAAACAAGAAGCGCCAAAACAACAAGACTTTTTGTTGAGTCAATCAAACCTTCCAGTGTGAAGCTGTCAACAATTCGTTTCACAAAATCGACTATCGACGCCAATAAACTATCTATCATCTCAAGTATAGTGACACCAGTCTTAGTGTTGGCTATAGCCGTCACCATCCCGCCAATGGAGCTAAAAATTGAATTCACATTAGTCGTGGTATGGTCATTGAATGTCGACGATATGGCATTAAATAGTGCCTCTATTCCGGACCCAGCGACACCTGCGATAGTAACAAGTACATCTGCAAATTTTTGCAGTGGGCCGTTTTCGCCATTTTCACCCTGCATAGCATCCCTAATAGCGACCAGAAAATTTTCAGCGTTTTCATAATCCGCGTTCTTAATGGCATCTATTAATGATGTGAATGCATCTCGTACACCGCTAACTATTGACTGAACTGTTTCGTTTGTTTGCAAAAAATTTATTATTTTTTCAGCGTTCTCAAATATAAATTCCAGAGCCGTTACTATGCCACTTAAAACAAAACTCAAGGTTTCCAAGCCGATGGCACCTATCGCACCACCAACTTCTAACAATTTTGTTCCTAATTCGCCAACATCTATACTCTTTACAAAATTCCAAAGCTCATTAGCCTTAGTTGTTATAATAGTAACAAATTTGTCAAAAACAGACGCCGTCTCTGACAAGGTTTCGTTGTCGTTCCAGCTGTCCTTTATACTTTTGAAAAAGTTTGTAAACGAAGATCCATCCAAACCTTTAACAAAATTTTTAATGTTTTCAAGAGCTTTTGAGACAGATGATAAGATAGTTTGTGCTTCTTCACTATTCTTGATGGTGTTAATGAAATCACTTATACTATCTTTAGCTTTATTTAAAAACTTTGAAAACGATTCTATTCCGGTGTTTATCTTTTCGGAAATCGTTGATGCAAGGTCTGATAAATCTATATTACTAAAAAATTTATGTACAGTATTTTTTATATTAGTAAAGGCATCATTAAGCTTATATATCTTATTTTTCAAACTAGAAAACACGTCTTCTACTTTTGAAACAACACTTCGGAATACTTTACTATTTGAAACGCCATCAATTATTAAATTTATAAAAGTTTTTATTTTATCAGAAACTTTAAATAAGATAGAGTGAAGCGTCTCAAAGGCAGCCGCTAAGAATTCGACAATACTAGAAACAGCCTCCCCATTAATTATAAAATCTGCAAAATTAGAAACAAGTTTAGATACCTTATCAGCTAAAAAGACTATTAAATCTGTCAATGGCAAAAATGATTTCAAAATATCAGCGGCGACGGAAACTATCGACTTAAATATGCTTATACCGCTTTTTACAACAAGTATAACAGTCTTTATTATATTCTTAAAAGAAGTCATACTACTCATGTAAGCGGAGGCACTTCTTGCACTTTCTAAAAAACGCTGTGAAGACTCCAAGAGCATCTTTGGCAAACTAAAATTGCCGTTTTCGTCATAAGTATCTGAAACAAATATCTCATAAATAGCTTGCCTAAGCCCGAGAAGCGTATCGAAACCTTTAATAAGTTCAACAACACCTCGAACGACATTATCTACAATTGACACCAAATAATTTGTACTGCTATACTGCCCGTCCGCATGTGTAAAAGCCTGTAAAAAGTTTGTTACAGCCTCCGCTCCGGATTTAAAGAACGTGATAAAAGTACCATTACCATCATCTGTTAACGACTTCAAACCTGCTTGAACGGCTTTTATAGCATACCTAATAGCATTAGCCGGAGCTATCATAATTTCAATCATCGGTGTAGCAAAATCAGCACCGATTTTTGACAAAGCCGCCTTAATGTTTGCTACAGCACCAACAAACGTGTTGTTAGCATCTTTGGCATGCTCACCAAAGGCATAATCCATCGCCTGTGCAAAAATATCAAAGCTTATAACACTGCTACTGGCTAACTGCCTTATGGTTCCTTCTGTAATTTCAAGATCATCGTTGAGTGTTTCCAAAGCTTCTGGGTCAGCAACAAGAGTCTCGTAAAACTTCTGCAAATCACTGGTGATATTCGACAACGTAAACTCGTCTAAAACACCTTCGCTGTCCGTTAAGAGATCTTCTAAATCAATAACGCCATTATACGCATCGTTCAAAAAATCTGCTATATAAACGGATGCGTTCAATCCCCTATAAGAAAGCTGATTAAGCTGCTGCGTCATCATCTTTCCCATACCAGAAACAGTGGTATAGATGTTTCCGATTTCTGAAAACTCTGCACTGGTCATCGCTGCTACACCAGATATACCTCGTAGGGCGTTATCGAGACCAGCGCCGCCTTCCAAGCCAGTTGCAGCCAGCTGAGATGCCACAACGGCAGCCGCATCAAGTGTATAAGCAGTATCTGTAACGGAATAGTCTACAGATTTCATAATTCGAGCTATCTTTTCGGCGGCAACTTCCTCGTCTTCGGTTCCGAATATGCCTTCCAATTGGAAATTGGCTTGCGCCAAATTGATGGCTCGATTGGTGCCACCCGTTATTATTTGATCGAATGCTGTTGTAAGCGGTGACGTTATCTTAGAAACAAGTGTGCTTCCTAACTCTATAGCAGTCGTTGTAAGATGCTCAAGAGCTGTAGCCCCTATTATTCCAAGCGTCGAAAAATGGTCGGCAACATGTTCTACATCCTCGCCAAGGCTTGATAAATTTATAGAGCCGGATATGGATGCCACCGATTCCAACCCTGCTGTGGCTCCGCCAAAACCATTCAGGCTGTCCTCAAGTTTTTGCAAACTATCCAGACTGTCCTTAACGCCGCTTTCGAACTGGTTATTATCGAACCGCATTTCTACGATTTTACTATCGATAATATCGCTCATAGCGCCACCACCTTTTCTGTTATTTCTTTCTGTATTTGTTCAAGTATCGGTCTTATTGCTGGGTTTATAAAATCTTTTCCAGGGATATAAACCCCTGGGCCTGTGCCATGACCGTATTGTATGAGAATAGCTATTGGCGTTCCGTCTTCTGTTCTGTTACTATTACTCCAACTTATAGAAGTAATGCTGTTCTCTCTTTTTATTTCATAAGACCATGACGACGCCGTTTTTCCAGTATCTACAGGAGTTGCTTTTGAAAGTGCATCAACGCCAGCTGCTCCATATGCGTCAAGCCATGTTAATCGTGTTGTCTTTCGAAGGTTCTTTAACCACTTAAAACTACGACTAAAATTCCCATTTTGAATTATAGAAATCATTAATTATCCTCTGCTATGCATGGCCTTTCTTCTAGCAGCATTTATGGAGCTGTTCTGACTCATGATGGCCTTTTTGCTCATCTTTTTGCTACCGCTAGCAGCATTATTCTTTTCGTTGCAAACCTTTATCAAGGTCATAAGTCTGTTCAAATGCCATTTTTGGCACTCAAATGGAATTTGCAAGGCTATCATCCAATAGTATATAACTTCGGCTGTCACAACCTCTTTACTCTTTTTATTTTTAGAATTTTCTTTTTCAGAAAACCAAGTAGCCGTCATTGGAGCATTTATATACTCTTGAATTTGCTTTATAGTAGTGTCAGGAAAGTTAGCAACCGAATAGATGCTTTGGTCAACATTCTGTGTGAGTGTCATGCATCTAATGTAATCCATAGTTTCTTCAACAGACTTTGGTTCCTTTGACAAAAACGGCTTACACCACTTCGATTCCCATTTAGATAATGACACAAGAGAATGCTCAAGTTGCAGAGTGTGCTCTTTAGTATAAATGAATGTATTAGTAGCCTCATCATAGCTTTCCGATGCTGGGATTGTAACTTGAAGCATTCTCAAAAAACCTCCGATGTTACGCTTTTATTGACTTTGGAGAATAATCTGGATTGTCCCTCTGCAATTCGGCAGCCTTTTCTGCTACATCCTTGGGAACAATTCCGTTAATGAATGCTGAGGCGGCATTGGCATCTGTCGCGAGCTCCATAAAAAGCATGCTGAATGCTTCGGTCTGCATAAAAGATTCATTCAGTTCATCGTTTTTAATAAACCGCTTACCGTCAAGCGACTTTTCGCCATATGATCGAAGTATTAAATCTTTAAAAAGCGATACCAATGTTGGAATATCTTGGCTGGCCATGATTTTACGTACATAAGCCTCGAGTCCACCATTCTTTGATAAATTCATTTCTAAAATCTCAGCTTTTGTCAAATTAAAGTAAAAATCCTCAGTCCTTTCGTTTCCGTCATAGTCTGTGTATGTCATAGTCCTCTTAAGCATTGCTTTGCCCTCCTTAAAAATCCCATTTTGATTTTTTTCAACATAAATAGAAAATGGAGCCGCCATGTTAAAACACGACGGCCCACAACATGAATGCTAAGCTAACGATTAACCTTCAGAAGTTTCATTGGTTGTATCAGTTACTGTCTCCGTGGTGGACGTTGTCGCTGCAAACAACTCCGCAACCTCAGACGGCATCGGAAGCCTCGGCTCGGTTGAATCAGAGCCATAAACGATGGCTTCAAGAGATGCAAGCGCATCAGCGTCAACCTTCGTGCTGTCGATCGTGACAAGCGAAACCGGCTTGTATCCATCAACGTCAACAGGAACTGTTGTGAACTCCCAGCTAAATGTGATAGCATCAGGAGAATCGTTCACAGTTTCATATGATCTTTCAGAGGGCGACGCTGTCGCTCCATAAACAAGATGAATCTTATAACCATACTCATCAAGTTCGGTGTCGTTTCCAAGAATTGTACGATAACAAAGTCCAAACATACTCCTAGACTGCTGGCCAAACACGACGCCGGTTGAGGGACTAGCACTACCATCGCAGGCCATCCATTCATCAGGATAGGTGTACGCCTCGATGGTGCCACCAAATTCTTCCTTCGCCCTCAGCGACAGATACTTAATATCATCTGCATAAATGGCATTTTCATCTGCTCCGGAAGGGCTCTCAGTTACGGCTGTAAGACCGTTCCAGGCAACGCCAGCACCATAATTCTTCGTCGTCTTATCATAAACAAACAGAACGCCTTTCTTAGTGCCAGTTTCATAAAGGCGCTCACCAACGGTATCCCATACCAACTTAAACATATTATTACCTCCGTAATTTAAAAGTATAATGTGTACACATCATGATTCAAGCTACTTGTTGCAAAATGCTGCTCATAAGAGCAATGTGGAAATGTGTCAACGATGTTTTTGTAATATGGCAAATCCGGGTCATATGAAATAACGGTCAATTTATACCTAACCATGCCGATGTAATTGTAGTCGTTTGCATGCTTATCAAAAATATCTTCTCTGCTATACACAATACATGGATAGGTCATCTTAACGGATTCCGGCGGTTGGAAATACACATTATTAGAGCCTATAATGCTCTTGAGAATATCATGAAGCTGTTTCCGTCGGTCCATTGTAAACCCCTCCTATTGTTAATATGAGCCTAGGATACTGAACTTCAATCTCAGTGATTTTCCAATACTGATTCATCCAGTGGACATATTTCATACTATGAAAATGTTGATATGCATAAGGATCGGCCAATATCGACAGCTTGTTTTTAATATCAAGATTCTCATTAACATTACCGCCATCGTTCCATCTTCTTGCGTTTAAAAGAACATCGCCATAGTAATTAGCTTCACGAACAACTTTTTCTTGCCAAACGCCGTATCCGTCATCAATCGTTTCAACAAAGCCTATTTTGTCGTAAAATTTAGCCATATTAAAAAACCTCAAACGAAAATAGTCCAAGGCCTTGAACTTGGCTAAGGGCTATTTTCTTATTCAAATATCATCAACCTTCATCAGCATCATCAGAGGTTGTTTCGCTAGAAGTGTCGACAATAACAATCGCGGACTTCGGCTTCACAAGAGCGCCAGAAATCCTTGTTTCAATAAGATACTTCTGCTGGTTGTAATCAATATCGAAGTCATCGAAAAGATTGACTTCTCCACCCTTATCAGCGCCAATATTGTAATCCTTCATGTTGACTATAACACCAACAATCGGCTCTGAGTCATCTGTCGTCGCATCTTCAAGAACGGGCACTGTGATAATCTCTCTAACCCTAAGCGCCCTTGCTACGGCAGCATCGTCAGGATAAAGAGGACGACCGAAACCATCGTCAGCAAGAAGGAAATTATTAAGTTCCTCCTCTGTTGTAAACAGCACAGGCTCCCCGGAACCCTTATAATCGATACGACCGGTTACTGCAGCCGCGCGAATCTTCTTGGCACGAGCGGAGTAATCAGTATCATCTGCCGCGACAAGCTTTGTGTAAGTTGAATCATTAATATTAACTTTAATAGTATACAACTCAGCGTCGTTAACAATTGAACGAACATGACTCTCGCTGATCTTGTCATCATCGGAAGAGAGCCTTCCATCACCAATCAGAACAGCTCTAGCGATTTCCTCATCGAGCATAAGTCTCATTTCACTCTTAATCCAGCGCACCACATCAAAATCAGTGATGTCGATAATATCATCGCGATCCATCCTCTGGCGCTTATAAACTGTCTGCGGATCCGTGGTTCTCTTAAGCAGAGAAAACACCTCATCCTTCTTAAGATTGCCCTTAAGATAACCCTTGGCACGAGCTTCGTCTGCGGTAATATCCGCAAACACTGACTTAATCCTCGAGAAAGGCGTATGATGAACGGCGTTCATCACCTTATTAACCCATGTGGTGTCTCTCTTAATGTACTCAGGTGGAACATTAAGAGACTTATAGTCAGGAAACAAGTAATCGATGTTCTCGATTCCATATGTAGCGGTTGATTCATCATCATGCATTAGTACGCCGCTCTCCATATGTTCAGCTACAGCTTCCTTGAGTGATCCGCACTTCTTTCCGTCCCTAAAAATCGTTTCCATATCAGCATGGCTAAGTGCATTCTTAGGGGTAGCGCTCTGGTCAAATACATTTGTTTTCATAATTTCTCCTCCATAAATATCAGAATGTTCAATCTTTTCAGAACTGTTCTCATTTTTCTTCTCATTAGGCTTAAAATCTTTGTCGCCAAGCTGCTTTCCGTATTCAGCCATCAAAAAATAAACAACTTTCTTCTGCTCCTCTGTGAATTCATCGAATACATCTTTAACGGTCTTTTCTTTTGAATCGCTCACCTGTTTGCTCTCCTTTTTAATATCTTTTTTCTCTTCAGTATCAGCATGAGTCATATCATCATCAAATGTGAGGCCAGTATATATAACAGCATCAAATGTTTCATTGTCAGCATGTTCAACAACTGGGCAATCGATATATGCTCCTGGATTAGCTCCGGCAAGCACGAGACTAACTTCCCTTATCGTTCCATGAAGAACGTCTCCGCCGTTCTGCTTAAGCTGATTTGCATAAATGGAAAGCCCCGTAATGTCTCCATGCTCTACTAAAAGCTTTGCGTTTTTTCCAGCATCTGAATCATTGAAGGTGCCGTATGCATATACCCCGTCATCTCGATTTTCAAGAAGAACATGTCCTAATACATTTGATGGGTCCTCATGCCTGTGATGCCAAACTAATGGTACTATTTCTCCATCCATCTCTTTAAACGCGTCTTTTCGGATGGTTCGACCATCAGAGCACCTAAGATTATTCTTCGTGGCATACCCACTAAAATCATAGTTTTTGTTTTTCATGTTTCACCTGCTTCTTTCATCCTTGTTCCAATTTTTGCTGTTCTATCGGAACAACCTGTTCGCCAACGTCTACTTCTGGATCCATCTGCAAATCCACTGGCATATCAGACGCCCCCGCTTGCGATGAAATATTTTTATTTACTAATTCATCAGCTCTAGGATCGTCAGACGGTTTCAATCCGATAATGCTTCTGACCTCGTTTGTTGACAGTATTTCGTTACGAGTCAACTTATCTGCCGATTCCGCCAATTCGTTAACTGTAACTAGTTTGAATGGCTCGCGGAAATAGAGGATGTCTTGCCCTTGCGTCCTGGCTGTTTTTGAAATAAACTTTCGTTTGAACTCAACAGCAATACTGGAAAGGATTGGCTCTATAGTGCGATTATAGTAATTGAGCATAACTTTCTCGTCCGCCGTGCCATTGAGAACCTCTTCCGTCATCCCTAACTGGCCGTAAAGCATACTCGTCAAGTACTCGATTTGGGTCATCAAATTGTTTTCGACAGGGCGATTTAACTGCACAATTTTTTCTGTAGCGTCTGTATAAGCAACACCGTATTTGGTGTTAGCCAACTGCATTTCAATATCTTTTCTTCGCATTTCTGCTTGAGCGCGACGGCTGTCGGATTTAATCACATATGGAAGCTGAATTATTAAATCTAGTTTACCGGCTCCTGATTGTTCATCTATTGAATCCAATATAGACAACTTTCGAACAAGTCTTTGCAAAATAGAATTTGGTTCATTCATTACTGCATACAAAGGGTTTTCTATAATGCCGACGCTTTTCTTTGGCAATATCAGTTCTTCCTTTTTGCCGAGCTTCTCGTTGTAGAGTTCCACTTTGACATGAGCTGGATACCATTGCGTAATCTTACCAGTTCTAAGTGTTAAAATATCAAACGTTGTTCCGCTAGCTATATTAACGCTTGCGTCAACTGGAACTACAGCCACGCACCCCTCATCAAACATAGACATAACAAGGTCCTGTATAAAAGCTCTGCCAGTCTGATCTTGATTTGCTTCAAGAGTGAGACAGTTGTTTAGTCCAGAATGTATGTCCTCTACAAATCTCCCATTTTGATCTGTGCGAACATGCCTTATTGAAATAGCAGATACGTCTATTGCGATACGATTATAGATAGCAGTGACTATCGTTCGATCGTTCCCTCTAGTTAATCTAGGTCGATCTGGTCGATAGTAATAGCTGTATCCATAATCGCGAAAAGCGCTTCGGTAACGATCATTTCCTAAAAATGCGTTCCAGGCATGCACTAAGCGGTCGGATAATGAAGCCATTGCGTCTCCTTTTCTCTAAGGTTTTATTCAAATGAATCTTTATTTAATTTGTAAGCAACATATGCGTCTACCAATGCAGCAACGTTATCAATCTTCTCTTCTCTTCTTTTTTTCAACAATTTTCGATTTCCGTTGGTGTCCTCTACCGTTATGCAATTTCCCATGGTGAAGGACATTAGTGCTTCGTCAAACAAAAGCAGCCTTTCCTCAGATAGCTTTTTAAGCTCACCAAGTGGCACACTCTCTGTCCTGCTTCCCTGTCTTACTTTTTCAATACCGAACGGCCCATTCTCGGAAGCCCATCTTTCGACAAACTCCCTGGCATTGTATGGGTCGTATCCAAAAGCTCTAACATCATACTCACAGTCAACAATATACTTATCTAAGTCTTCATAAACTTGATTAAGGTCTAATACAGTACCGTCAAAAACAATT